CTGCCGTCTTGGCAGTATCGGTCGAAGTCTTCCAATCACGTGTTGCAGCTGGTGGCGAAATTCAAGGCGTCGATTTTGCCAGTACGCCATACAGAATGGGGCGCAGTCTTACAAATCGTGTGTCCACATTACTTCAGCCGTTTTTAGACGTCGAAAGTGTCGTGCAATAGTGCCAGCCAATTCAATTGCCGAAACTCGCGCAGCACTAGCCAATTCTTTTGCAGCACTTGCAGCCAACATTTATCCCAGCGTGCCCGAAGCACCCATTCCGCCTGCGATTGTGGTCGTGCCAGATTCACCTTATGGCGAGGTCGTGCTAATCGGTAAAAGCGAAGTAAAAGTAAAACTCAATTTTGCCATTTCAGCAATTGTTGCTTCAAACAGCAATGCTGGATCACTGGACAATCTAGAAAAGCTCATCATTGGAATTCTTGCGGCAATGCCGTCAGGATACGTTGTAGGCACAATTGAAAAGCCAACGGTTTTGGAAGTAGGTCAAAGCCCTATGCTGGTTGCCGACATCAACGTTTCAACTTACTACACACAGACAATCTAAGGAGTAAAAATGCCAACAACAGTAATAACTGGGCGCGACGTCACCTTTACTATTGGTGGCAATAATTACGACGCCCAAGCAACAAGCGCAGTTTTGTCAAACAGCCCAACAATAGAAACTTATCAAACACTAGACGGCAAGGTTTATAAGCACATTGACGATCAGTTTACATTCGACGTCGAAATGCTTGCAGACTGGGGCGCAACAGGTTCACTTTGTGAAGGTTTGTGGAACGCAACAGAATCAGCACCAAACACAGGAATTAGCACAGTTATGACAGCTGCGAGCGGTGCGACATTCACATTCCAGATTTTGCCAGCATTTCCAAGCGTGGGAGGCAGCGCACCTGACGCACAGACAGTATCGTTGTCATTCACAGTGATTGGCACACCAGCCGAAAACTTCGCTTAATAAACAATCGGGAGGAAAAATGAAGTTACCAATAACAATTGAATACAACGACGGCACGCAGATCACTTACGTGGCTGCGCCGCCTGAGTGGGTTAAATGGGAAAAGCACACTGGCAACACCATTGCACAGGCGCAGGAAAAAATCGGCATTTCCGATTTAGTCTTTTTGGCATACAACGCCATGAAGCGCGAAGCTGCTGGCAAGCCAGTCAAGCCAATTGACATTTGGACGGAAACTATTTCCGAAGTGATCGTTGGTGAAGCAAACCCAAAAGCTACCCAGTCGGAAGCCTAAGTCGGATCGTCTGGGAGGTAGCTCTGGCCACGGGGCTACCACCAGACGTATTTGAAACCGCCGAAGACATTTTGACGGTCATTGAGATTTTGGAGAGGCGAGCAAATGGCTAAGGAAGCAATCAGCTACGACAAGGCTGAATTGCGTGCCATTGTAAAGTCATTCAAGGCAATGGACGAGGAAGCTACAAAGCAAGCAAAAGAAAGAACATCTGAGCTTGCAGAATACGTCAAGCAAAAAGTTATTGGCACAGCTGGATCAGCAAACAACCGTGTTGCTTCGATTATTGCTAGCGGCGCAACCGTTTCCAAATCATCAAAAATTGGTGAAATTTCTTACGGTTTTGCACGTCAAAAATTAAGCGGGGGCGGCACAACCCAACAAGTTTGGGGCGGTTACGAATTTGGATCGAATCGCTATAAGCAATTCCCAGTGTGGTCAGGGCGCGAAGGTCGCGGCACACGTGGTTGGTTTATCTATCCAACATTGAGAGCTGCACAACCTGAGATCATAAAAAAATGGGAAGAAGCATTTTCAACGATAGTTAGGAAATACGATTAATGGCTGGTAGTCGCACCCTTAAACTTTCCATACTTGGCGACGTTGACAATCTCAACAAATCGCTGAAGTCAGCCACAAAGGACGTTGAAACCTTCGGCGACAAAATGACAAAGGCGGGCAAGGTTGCGGGCGCAGCCTTAGCAGCTGCCACAGTCGCAGCGGGCGCGTTTGCCGTCAAAATTGGCGTTGAAGCGGTCAAGGCGGCGTCGGACTTATCCGAAACCGTTTCAAAGGTTGGTGTCCTATTTGGCGACACTGCAAAAGAAATTGAAAAGTTTGCAGAAGGCGCAGCGGGTTCACTGGGTCAGACCAAACAACAGGCGTTGGACGCAGCGGCGACGTTTGCCACATTTGGCAAGGCTGCTGGATTATCAGGTCAAGACCTTTCCAAGTTTTCAATAGATTTCGTCAAACTATCTTCAGACCTTGCTTCATTCAATAACACATCACCTGAACAGGCAATCAACGCTATTGGTTCAGCCTTGCGCGGTGAAGCCGAACCGCTGCGCGCCTACGGTGTTTTGCTTGACGACGCTTCATTGCGTCAACAGGCGTTGGAATTGGGAATCATTAGCACAACCAAAAACGCGCTTACACCGCAGCAAAAGGTTCTAGCTGCGCAGGCATTGATCTACAAACAAACGGGCGCAGCCCAGGGCGACTTCGAACGTACGTCGGACGGTTTAGCCAACAAAACTAGAATCCTGACTGCACAACTGGAAAATGCAAAAACAACCATTGGCACGGCGTTGCTTCCAATTGTCCTTCAATTGGCAACCGCGTTTTCGGAAAAGATCATTCCACTGGTTCAGAAGTTCACCGAAGCGTTTTCAAATACTGAAGGCAATTTGGGTGGCGTTGTCAGCAATGTGGGCAACATTTTGAAAAATACATTCACACCAATCATCAACGGTTTGGTCAAAGCGTTTGGTTATGTCCGCGACGCAATCGGCGACAACCTTGCAACCTTCCAGGAATTTGGCGGTTACATTGCAAAGTATCTTGCACCGATCATTGGCACAGTTTTGGGTGGTGCTTTACAGGTTGCAGGCAAGATCGCAGCTGGTGTCATTGACGTCATTGCAGGCGTTGTCAAAATACTTAACGGCTTAATTTCTGGTGCAGTCGCTGGAATCAACGCCCTAATTTCTGCCTACAACGCTATTCCATTTTTGCCAAACGTAAGCAAGATTTCAACACCGACCGTAAGTGTGCCCACGATTAAGACACCAACGGTCGCAACAAGCGTGCCGTCAATACCAACAATTGCAACACCAAGTGCGACAGGCACAACAGGCGGCGGCAGTGTGGGTGGCGTGACAAAGGCTGCCAGCGTCGCAGCTAGTGCGGCAACAGCTAGTGCAGGCATCTCAAATTTTAACGTTGGCAGTTTTAGAAAAGCCGAAGCCGAAAGCATGGGCACAACAATTAACCTTACAGTCACAGGCGCATTTGATAAAGAAGGCACAGCACGCACAATTGTTGACACATTAAATAACAGTTTCTATCGCGGCACAGGCGGCGCATCTAACCTGCAAATCGCATGACCCAGTGGACACCAGTTTGGCTGGTAGAGATCGACGGCGTTTCATACACCGACGCTGTATTAGCTAACCTCACAATCCGATCAGGTCGCACAAACATTTATGAGCAGGCACAGGCTGGTTACGTCAATTTGCAGCTGCTAGACGTCAATCAAACTGCCGTACCAGTCAACATCAACAGCACAATTAGCGTCAGTGTCAAAGACACATCAAACGCCTTTGTTGCCATTTTTGGCGGCAACGTTGTTGACATTGGATTAGAGGTGCGTGACGTGGGCACGACCATGTTCACACAGACCTACAACATCACAGCACTGGGGGCATTGGCACGTTTGCCAAAAGCGTTGACAACTGGCGTTTTGTCACGAGATTTTGACGGCAATCAAATAGAGACAATTTTGAGTCAAGTTCTATACAACACATGGGCAGAGGTTGCTGGCGCAATTACATGGGCGACTTATTTGCCAGCAAATACAACGTGGGCAAACGCTCAAAACAATGGACTTGGCGAGATAGACACACCGGGCAATTATGAGCTTGCAGCTAGATCGTCAAGCCGCACAGACGTTTACAGCCTTGTATCCGCATTAGCAACGTCTGGTCTTGGCTACATCTACGAGGACGCACAAGGTCGTATTGGCTATGCCGACAGCACCCACCGTACAACCTACCTAGCAGCAAACGGCTACGTCGATCTTGACGCAAATCATGCAAGGGCAGCAGGCTTACAAATACAAACGCGTTTGGGCGACGTACGCAACAGCCTTGCGATCAAGTATGGCAACAACAGCCAGCATGAGGTTGTAGATAGCGACGCAACCTCAATTACTCAGTACGGCGAGCTTGCTCAGATCATCAGCACGACTTTGCACAACAGCGCAGATGCCACAGCTCAGGCTAATTTTTACT